CAATGATGTGGTCATCACCTACGGGAATCGGTAAGGTTTTCCCATCCTTGCCCTTATCCCAGCAGTACCCACGCAATTCTTTTATGAGGTTGGTTGAATCTTTGGTTATCATATAGTTTTGACCTTGCATCACCTGAATACCGTAATTGATTGAATCCTTACCTTTGGTTACCCCTTTAATACTGATTCCAAATCTGCGTATTTCTTCAATTGATTTAGGTTCAGCAGAATCCGCATAAACGGGTATTCCTTTTGGTAAAACTTTGGCAATGTCGGAATTTAGCATCCCCGTTCTATAACAAATTTCTTTTATTATTCTTTGGTCGTTGTACTGGTACACCTCAACGATGGCGGTCGGATCAACTGAATAACCAAAGTCAACACCGCAACCCAATAACCTTGCATCGCTTGGGATGGTGTCAATTAGTTGATAGTTGCTGAATATAACCCCTTCAAGATTTCCAATTTGACCAAGTCCGTATACCTTGTACCAATTAGCCCAATAATCAGATACCTTACCTTTTTCTTGTGCTTTTAAAATAAAGTCAATGGCACTTTGTGGGGCGGCTTCGTTGTCAAGGTAATTCAGGATAATAAAGTCAACATCGTTATCATTCATCAAATCGGTGTGAAACCAAAACTCACTTGATGGATTCCAATCCAAGAATATGGATTGCTTTGTCCTCATTGCAAGTTCGGTGTATGAATTGAAATCAATGTTGTTACACTCGTTAATGTACAAGCGGTCACGCCTTGCGCCCCTTAACTTTGATGAATTATCCGCACTAAAAAACTCAATGAAACTTTCATTTCCGAAAGTGTACCTAAAATCACTTGCGTTCCAACTTGTGTCAATCCATCGGTTTGTTTCTTTCATTATCTTTTTGAAATCCCTTATTGCACCCCTTTTCAGGTGCGGTATAGATTCAGCGACAATGGATGTTTCGGTGAATGGGTTTTTGATTGCATAATCAATTTCAATGGGAATAATACCAAATGTTTTCCCCGCACTTGAACCACCCTGAACGCCCTTGACAAACTTTTTGAGTTTCAATAATTTGTTTATCGCAGTTGTCCTTATAAACATTATTCAGGGAATAAAGGTTGTTCAATAATCGTATTTTCAACTTGTTGCTTCGGCAATCCGTAGCCTGAATCCATCAATTGTTTATAGGCATTTACATCACCCTTACGGGCTTTATTTAACAATGCCAAAGTCATTAAATCTTCTTGGCTTAAATGCTCATCAATGCCAGTAATCGGGTTCTTGGCGTTCTGCATTGTTTCCAACCATTTACGGGCAATGGTGCTTCGGTTCTTGCTTCCCTTTGGTCGTCCGTTGGGGTTTCTAATTTCGCCTGGTTTTGCGGGTATTAAGTAATCTTTGTTTTCCATAGTTTTGCTAATTATTTACTAATTAAATTTAATAAGGTTTCAAAGCCGTGTTGGTTTATATAACCATAACCATTAGCACCCATAGGAATAACATTCGGGCAAGTGTTAAAAACCTCCAACATTCTTTTTATTTTTAAACCTTCGGCAATTGCAAAGGTTGATGATTGATTCCCGATAAATAACTTACAAGAATTTAACAAGGTTGCGGTTTGCAAGGCATTTTCAAGAATTATCCGTTCAGGCTTTATATAATGAATTTTACAAAAATTATCGTATTCGTGATCCAAACCCACAAAAACAAAATCATAATTTGCCAATATGCGATAATCCACTTTGGGGTTGCGATAACGGTCGGTTAAATTAACAACGATAATATTCTTGTATTGTTCATCCATTGGGGCTTCAATAAATGGACCGCTTAAATCTTGCTGCAATTCGGGATATACATAACCGTGATTTCGCCTTAAATCCCCAGCGGCTATATTCAAGCCAATCCTTCTAAATTGGTCGAAATTGTAATTTACCAAATTTCCATCGTGCTTTTGTACATTGGCAATATAACTTTGATATTCCAATAGTGGCTTTATGTAGTTATAAGTGGTTTCGTTGATACAATATTTACCACTGGAATGATTTGGCGTTCCTGATATTTCATCGAACCCAACATTAAAATTTACCTTGGCATCGTTTATTTCCGCTGCACGTTTTACAAAGGGCAATGAATAAATCAAATCGCCCAAGTGGCCTGATTGCAAAACGCTGATGGTTTTTTTAAAGTTTTCCATAATTTCAAATCATTGTAAGCAGTTTTATCCGCTTGTTATTTATCGTATCAATGTTGTGGTGTTCAAGGCAATACTTGTAATTCTTTTCACCAAGTTCCTTTCGGTTTTTAATCACATCACCGATAATTGACCAGTCATTATTCTTGACAAAAGTCACACCTTCATTATCTCGGTGGTTGGTGTATGGTTCAACTTCGCTTACAAGTATCGGCAATTTATAGGCAGCCGCCTCAACAATCTTTAATTCTGATTTGTGTTTGTTAAAGTGGGTTTCAGTCAATGGGGCAAGTACTATATCAATGTGAGAATAATATTTCCCATAATTTAATACACTTGTAACCTCACCCACCCAGAACCAATCAGGACGCTGACGGGTACCTGTGATTTGATATTCCATTTCTGCGGAATTTGGATCGGTTGAATTGTAACCGCAAAATAAAAACCTTGCGTTGTATTTTTCACAAATATCCCCTATCTGCCCACGGAGTAACTTTACATCTTCCAGGTGCGAAAACCCTCCAACGTAACCGATGGTCAAAGGATGGTCATTCTTTTCTAACCATTGGTTTTCTTGGTGGTCAATGTAGTTGGGGAGTATATGTACATTTGGGTTTATTTCCTTTACTTTTTCTGCAAGTTGTGGCGTGGTTGTCCAAACCATAGTTGCAGCCTTCAAGGACTTTAATACCGCATCTTTGCCCTTTTCTTTGTAAACCTTGTATGCTGGGTTGTACTTGGGTACATTCCAATAGTCATCAATGTCAACGATTAATTTAACCTTTGCAGCAATGCAGCGGTCAACGATTGACATATTTAAAAGGTATCGTGAAAAAATCACAATGTCGTAATCTTCAACCTTCGCTTCATTTACCTCTTTTTCTTGGATGGCAAAGTCTATGTGAAAAATGTTTTTCTCATAGATGTAGCGTAAAGGCATAGCGATGCGATGGTAATCAACCGCACCGATTTGGTCGATAAGAACAAGTACCCTTTTTTTGGAGGGCTGCTCGTCATCGGCTATTGTGGCTCGTTCTATTTTAGTCATTGGGGAATACCGGTATATACATCCAAATGCTTACATTGTGTAACACTTCGTTTGTATGGGCTTCAAAATAATGGTCTTCATCCCAGTAGGCAATATATGCCACATCTTCATTTTCTAACTTTACCAAAACGTATTCAAACGGGTTTGGTTGTTGTATTTCTGATTTTCTCCACATTTTCATTTTTGTAGTAATATTTGTATTGCTTGTTCTAATGTTGACGCTATTCGGTAAAGTTCTTCTTCTATTCTATCGGCTTCCTCTATCGAATAAGTTAACGTGATATTCTTTGTGTGTTTGATTGATTGTTCTTTTTCTTCCTCAACTACCTCAATCGGGATATCTACGCCCCAATGGGCTAATTCTTCAACCTCCCATTCGTTGGCAAGGGCTTCCCAATCCCATTCGCCTGAACTTGCGTTATCCTTGATGGCAAATTCTCGTTCTTGCTCCTGTGTTAAATCCACCTGAATGATGGGTATTTCTTTCAAGTCAATTTCAACGGCTGCCTTGTATCGTTGGTTGCCACCAATCACCACCATATCTTTGTTGACCACGATGGGGCGAATGTCAAGCATTTCGGGGAACTCTTTTAAACTCCGACAAAGGGATTTAAATTTCGCATCACGAATCAGACGAGGATTTGATCCGTTGGGGAAAACCTCTTTGATGCTTACTTTTTTAATTTGATGTTGTGCAGTTTTATTAACCATTCTTTCCATTGTTTCTTATCTCCAAATTCCTCGTGGTGCTTACGACATAAAGCCATTATATTTTCTATTGTATCTGCTGACTTACTCCCACCCATTCCACGCCTTTCGATGTGGTGCAAATCAACCGCCTTCGCTCCGCAAACCTCACATTCGATATGTGAACTCTCATCGTAGCCGAAATAATCGAAATAAATTTGTGTATGCTTGGGTAGTTTTCTTTTAACCAGCATAAGTATCGTAGACCTGATGAATATCATTAACCATTCTTTGCCATTCCTTTGGGTTACAAGTGCAAGGGCGGTAAAATTTACGGGTGTTAAATAGTTTATTCCAAAGTTGAGCGACCAAATCCGCTTCTTCTTTTGAAAGGGTATCGGTAGTGGATGCCCGTAATTCACCCCAACGCTGGTATTCCTGTTCAGTCATACATTCTTTGGGTTGTCTGCCGATAGGAAATAACTTATTTAGTTTTGCTTTACGTTCCTCACAACCGCAATCCTCACCCAAAACAAATTTGGCAACCTTGTCAATCCCAGTTGCTTTCGTTACTATCTCGACTGCATCCCCCAAGCCTTGCAACCTCTTCCGTGGAGATTTTTTGTTCGCAATATTCATAATATTTATCCTTTGTTTTTTGTTTAATAATGTTTTTACTGACCTGTAATCGGTTAAAAATGGAGTGCAATGGTATACCCGTGCGGCTTTCAATCTCTCTCATACTGAACCCATACACAAAATACAACTCCAACAACATCTGATCATAATCACCCATCTCATCAATGGTTGACTTTACGCACGACATCAGGTCCTCAAATGCGTATTCGCATTCTTGGATAGGTTCAACTGGGTTGAACTGCTGCTCATCGTACACCTCACGTTTCTTTTGCCTAAAAGCATCGATAACCTTACTTTGAAGAATCTTAAAAATGTACATCGTGTTCACTTGCCCGTGGTATTCAAACCTATTCAGGCTGCCTTCGGCTTCGTTTATCTCACACAATTTTAGGTACATTTCTTGCACGGCATCTTCGGGGTGGTCAGAGCCGAGATAATTTGCCATTTTTATCCATTCTTTATGCCTTGACGCTATCATCATAATAGTGACCACTTTTCAAATTTACAAAATAGAAAGGTATTTTGTTATAATTTCTTGAAATTCGTCAAAATTTCTGCATACCTGATAATCGTAACCCCTTTGTTTTGCCTTGCGTTCAAATTCTTTTTGGTATGGGCTTTGCTTTCCTTTCTCGGTTTTTACCTCTATATATAAACCGTGGTAATCTTTGTTGGGTTGCATCAAAAAAAGGTCAGCAACACCAGGTAACACCCCCTCGGCTTTCATTATTGCTGCGGTAATTACCGACCTTTTTCCCCCGTTAGGGATGGCATACAAAACGTGTTCAGGGTATTTCAGCCTAAACCACTTGACTAAATTAATTTGTAGTTGACTTTCGGTGAAAGATGGCATTGCAATACTCCTTTTCAACGGCTTTTAAATCTCCATAAAAATCAACGATAACGGTTTTTTCTCCAACCTCATCAATTATTCCGTATTGGGTTTTAGTTGCATTAGGTGGGTGATACCCTACCTCTTGACCTTTGCGGAGGTAATATTCTTTCCATTTATCTATTTTAGCCTTCATTGGTTACCCCCGTATGTTTCGTTATAAAAGTGTTCTGCTTCAAACAATAGTTCTTCTTTTGTTCTTATTTCATCGGTTGTCCCGTTGTAATAGGCATTTTTAATCTGCTCCTTCTCCATTTCTTTGGCTATTACAAAAAATCCCCTTAATGGTTTCATATCATTTCCAAAGGAAATTTTTAGTTTTTCTTCCAACAACCCTACTGCCGTTTGTTTTTTATCCATTGGGTGCGTCCTCCATTGTTAAACCTCCGAATCTTTCAAACCATCCGTTCTTTTTGCCTTGCCTTACCCAAGCGTGGTACTTATCGTGAGCAATCATTTTGCTGCGTTGCTTTTGCATATCTTCGCTGGGTTCGTACGTCCAAAGTGTGAAATACCTTTTACCTCCTTTGATTCTCCCGTTTTTGTAGATAATCCCCTTCGCTTCCAGTTGGGAAAGTGCAGAGGTCAAAGTTTGATGGGCAATGTGCTGCCTCAATTCTTCGGTGGTTCGTGACCTGTCCTGTAATAATTTTACCAATAATTCCTTGTTGGTCTTCGGGGCGTTATCTTCCGACTTCGCCTTTGATTTAAAGATACTTAACATAATTTATCTGATTTAATAGTTTATTTTCAAAGATGTAAATTTTTGGATATAAAAGCCAATCTTCAACTAATTTAACTGAATGAATGATAGATGAATGGTGACGCTTTAACACCTTACCACATTCGTTATATGGTAAACCTAACCCCATTCGTAGGTAATGCCCCAACAACTGACGGCAAACCACAATATCTCTAATTCTTGAACGCCCCATTATCTCCGCTTCGGTTACACCCGTTGACCTTATCATTGCAACAATTAAATCTTGGTAGTCAACTATCATCGGTATTCCTTTCAGTTCCCTGATTTCGTTTTCTAACTCGTTTATACGCGATTTAAGGTAATATATCTCTTTATCCTTGTCCATCGCACCAAAGGGCAAATTTTGCGGCTTTGTGGTAAATTTCGTCATTAATGCCATAATCTGATTTAAATTTATTTTTTCCTAACTTGTTTAACATCTCATTTCTCATTGCCGCTTCGTGGGTTTTGATAAACTCTATTTTATCCAACACGTTACCAGTAGGCTCAACCCCCAGTTCATCAAACGCCAACGCCATTGTTAAGGGGTAAATATTGACCTTCTCACCGTTCTTGACCTTGGTGTAATTGGTTTTAGCCACCTGAATCATATCCGCTTTGCGGTTTTCTTCATCTTTTATCATCAAATATTCACGCTCCTTTTTCTGAATGTTGTGGCGGTTGCTTTCTATGTACAACCGAACCACATCACTCATAAATTTCACGTTCATTACCTTCGGGGCTTTTACATCTATATGACCATTAACCCAACTAATTACCGCTTTATCTAAAATGTCATAGGGATATTTCCCGTAACTGATTTGTATAAAGGCTATAAATTCCCTCCCATTGGGCGGAGGATCAATTCCACCCAGGCGGCAAATCTTGGAAACAGGCTCAACCATCATTTCTACCGTGGCTTGTTCTATAAACATAATTCAATATTAGTATTTTATTTTTGAAAATCAAAATAATTTTGATTGTATTATTCCAGGTCTAC